CTAGTTTATATGACATTTTTAGTAGTTGTAACGCCTGTTTTTGTGCAAGCAATTAAAAAAACAGAGCTAATTCCTTCGAAATGGCTTCCAACAGTAAGTATTTTTGTTGGGGCCATTTTAGGGGCCTTAGCGACATTTTTAGATGGTTCTGGATCGCTTGCAACAATGATTTGGGCAGGTGCACTAGCTGGAGCGGGCGGAACTGGTTTATTTGAACAATTTACTAATCGAGCTAAAAAATATGGAGAGGATGAAGACAAATGAAATTCAGTAAAGGGCAAAAAGTAAAAGTAGTTGATACAGATAGCGTAAAGAATGATAAACAGCTAGATGAAACAGCAAAAAACATCATTGCTAAGAGTGAGCATAAAGGAATAATTACCAAAACTGTTCATGAAGAAGGAGATAAAGATTTATTCTTTGTCTCTTTTTATATTAATGATGAACGCGTAACGCAAGGGTTCCGAGAAAATGAAATCGAAGGGGTGGAGTAAAATGGCAACAGTAAATGGTGTATCCTTCAGACAAAATTTAGTCTCAAGTTCAAAATATGGCATCAAAGCGCCGAACCGTATGGATGCAAAAAAAATTACTGTACACAATACGTACAATGATGCTACAGCACAAAATGAGACAGATTACTGTAAAAACAACAATAACGAAGTTAGCTTTCATGTTGCAGTAGATGATAAAGAAGCCATTCAAGTTGTGCCATTCGACCGTAACGCCTGGCACTGTGGTGATGGTGGAAATGGATATGGAAACAGGAATACCATCGGTGTAGAGATTTGTTACAGCAAATCTGGAGGTTCCAAATATACAAAATCAGAGCAAAATGCAATCAAGTATATTGCAGGGCTATGCGTACAGCAAGGAATTGTGGCTTCGAAAGATACAGTTAAAAAGCATCAAGATTGGAGCGGAAAATATTGTCCACATCGTGTTTTAGCTGAAAAACGTTGGCCGTCGCTACAACAAGCAATTATCGATGAGTATAAGCGTATTACATCTAAAAATCCAAACAGACATGATGGGAAAATCGTTGACAGCGCGCCACTATTGCCAAAAATGGACTTTAAATCAAATCCAGCGCGCATGTATAAATCAGGAACTGAGTTCTTAGTATATGAACATAATCAATACTGGTACAAGACGTACATCAACGACAAATTATACTACATGTATAAGAGCTTTTGCGATGTCGTAGCTAAAAAAGATGCGAAAGGCCGCATAAAAGTTCGAATTAAAAGCGCGAAAGACCTTCGTATTCCAGTGTGGAATAACACAAAATTGAATTCTGGGAAAATTAAATGGTATGCACCTAATACGAAATTAGCATGGTACAACAACGGGAAAGGATACCTAGAGCTTTGGTATCCGTCAGACGGCTGGTATTACACAGCAAACTACTTCTTGAAATAATTTTAAAGACCTCTTAGCAGTGCGCTAGGGGGTCTTTTTGTTTTATAAAAAGATACTTTTGTGATACTTTGCAAGCTAATAAATAAGCTAAAATGAAGATAACATCATTTTGTAGCTGTTTATAGCTGTTAAGCGCGTTTAAAAGCATTTAAAAGCTGTTTAAGGTGATTCGGATTTTAAAAAAAGGTTTACAAATACGCTTATTGTGTATAATATAGTATATAAGGACTTAAAACTTGGAGGGGTTACTATGGCTACTAAAAGTTTTCAAACTGATTTTAAGTTTTCTGCTAAAGCTGGTGAAAAATTAGCAAGAGCAATTGAGTCATCTCGAAAAGTGGATTTAAAATCTACTAAGGGTTCAAAGAATATCAAAAACAAAGAGACTATTAATAATATAATGTCTTCATTTTTAATGAAGTAGGTGAGCATGTAAAATATGACACTAAACATTATATCCCTTTCAGATTTATTGAAATCAGATTCTACAGAGGAGGAAATAACACTTCTCCTCTCTTCTTTTGAGTGCAAATCATTATCTCATGGTGCAAGTGATGTAGAGGAATTTATACATAGTAAAGCAATTGTTTTTGAACGGTTTGACATAGCTCGGACATATATTGTAATGTCTACCTATAAAAAAGCTCCTTTCATTGCAGGATATTTTTCCATTTCCAATAAACCATTGATAATTTCTAAAAGAAATTTTTCTACTATATCTGGTGGTATGCAAAAAAAGTTAATGGGTGTCGGACATAAAACCGATATGCAGAATTATGAAATTAAAAGCTACTTAATTGGTCAATTAGGTAAGAATTACAATTCAATAAGTAAAAAGGCAAAAGCTGCATCAGGCAACGATATATTAGGATTAGCATATGAAAAAATTAAAGAAGCAAATGCCATTGTAGGTGGAAGAATAGTATATATAGAGTGTGAAAATAACATAAAAATAATTAAATTTTATGAAGAAAACGGGTTTAGACTTTTAGAAGATTACGAGTCACCAAATAATTTGAGAATTATGGTAAAGAAAATAGAGCATTTATGACCCTAACCTCAACGTTAGGGCTTTTTTATGCAAAAAAATACCCCGAAAAAATTTGAGGTTGCTGTTATGTTCAGATGTAAAAAACGGGATGTCAAACAGCTAATAGTTGAATGAAATAATGAACGAAAAAATGTATAACTTATTTGATGATATTTTAGAACATTCAATAGTATTAGCAGATGCTCTCAAACGCAATTGGTCGATAGAAGTACTGTTTTTTAAGAATAATCATCATGTGCGATACAAGTATGTAGTTCCTGTTTATTTGGACCATGAAAGAAATATAGTTCAATTACAGCGATTTGACGAACGAATAATTGACATTAATATAGAAGATATTATTTTTTGCGAGGTTATGACATGAGACTATATAGCTTTAATGATTTTAAATATATTTGTTACGTGGAGGGAAAGAAGAACGCTGTTGAAAAAATCTTCTCTGGACTACTTGAAACAAAAGAATTAAAGTCATTTTATAAAAACCTTGAGAAAAAACATCTTGATATAAAAACTATTTATAACGAATATTTATTTCAATGTAATAATAAATAATATTTATTATTACATAAAATGTTTGTGGTATTATTTGTGGTATATATATCCTAAATGGCTTTATATCAGTGTGTGTTAATCCCTCTCAGGACGTAAATAGCTATATTAAAGAAATCTCTAAAACGTTGAAAAACCTTGATATTAAAGGTTGGATGGATGTTTTAGAGATTTTTTTATATCTTATAATATCTGTTTTATTCCGTATTTTTCATGACATTTGTGACAAAATTTGTGCTATTTCCATCCATTTTTAATGTGAAAAAAGCATCTATTTTAGTTTGATTATGTTGATGCAAATTAGAGCTTAGATTATTATAATATTTTAATGTTATTAATATCAGGTTGACCTCTCCTAAGTGTTAGACATGTTTCACCAGTCTCCATAGGAGTGTGGTAGCTGATTGCACAGTAATTATATACTTTACGTCAATATCAAAAGCAAGTCCAATTAAAATGGATTACCTTGCCCCGTAAATGACAACTTCTGAAAATAGGTAAAAGGAACAAAAGATGATGTAATTAGGGTCTAGTGCATTTGTGGTGAATTTAGGTTTTGATTATAATGAGAATCTCCGTTTAGAGGTTGTTCTTTTGAAAACGATAGAAGCAATTATAGGTATCGACTACCATATATTACTGAAAAAAGAGCTAGATTAAATAAAAAAATAATTCTAACATCATAGGAGGCAATTATGACTTTTTTAAACACCTTAAAATTAAATTTGGAAAATGAAAAAAAGAGAATGTTATCCGATGCTTTTATGAAAAAACAAGAAGGAATCATTGTAAACTATATAGTGACTTGCAGTAAGGATTCTGCTATTGGCATTAGTAAAAAGGCAATTGATATATTATTGATAATCAATGAAAATACATTTCCTGAATGGCCAAATGTAGATAGATGGCTTTCTATTTTGCCAAAATATTTTACGGATTCTTTTTCAAAATCAAAAATATTGCATAGTGAAGATTGGCTATTTGAAGAGTGGTTATACTGGTTTGAACCTGAAAATAGATTTTGGTTTTTAGGAGAATTAGATCCTGTTGATAATGAGCATTTGAAAATAAGCATAGTTGTACAAGAACACCCTTTTCCAGTAGAATCATTAGAAGTTCTACTTATGAAGCTAGGAACAAGCGAATTACATGAAATTGGTATGGAATGA